ATTGGCACAAATGCTTGATATTCCTTAACAAGTGCTGGAGAAAATGTTGCTGTAGGTTATGCTGCTTTATATAGTGAAGATGCTCATGATGGAAATACAGCAATAGGTTACTTTGCTCTACAACAACAAAACGCAGGAGCAGACGTATTTAACGTCGGTGTTGGTTACAGAGCTGGTGACTCTGTTACAACAGGTGCAAATAACACTATAGTTGGTGGTAAAGCAGGTGGTGCTGTTTCATCAGGAGCAAACAATACTTTAATAGGTTATCAAGCTGGAGACGCACTAACAACATCTAACGACAACACTTTTATTGGACATGGAGCTGGTACTCAATCTGCTCCAAGTACTACAACTGGTAAAAATACTGGTATAGGAACAAGTGCATTATCTGACTTAAATACTGGAGTTAACAATACATCTTTAGGATATAATTCTGCACCAAGCTTATCTTCTGGTAGCAATAACGTTATGGTTGGTTATCAAGCAGATGTTAGCACGGGTGCTGCTTCAAATCAAAATAGCTTTGGATATTCTGCAGCTTGTAGTGGAGATAACCAAGTAACATTAGGAAATTCAAGTATTGGAACGTTAAGATGTCAAGTTACAAGTATTACTGCATTATCAGATAAGCGTGATAAAAAAGATATTAAAGATTCTACATATGGATTAGATTTTGTTGACAGCTTAAAACCTGTAACATTTGAGTGGGATCAAAGAGATGGTAATAGATCAGGTGTAAAAGACGTAGGATTTATTGCTCAGGATTTACAAGAAGTTGACGATGAATTTACAAGATTAGTATATGAAAGTAATCCTGATAGATTAGAAGCAACATACGGTAGATTAATACCAATATTAGTAAAAGCAGTTCAAGATCTTTCTGCTAAAGTAAAAGAGCTAGAAAATAAATAATAATTAATAATTTTTTTTAAAAAAAACAAAATGGAGTACACACAAGAACAAGCAACAATTGACGTAGCAGCATCAATGGATAATATTGTAATCTGCGAAACTATTCAAGCTATAAGTGAATCTGATAGAACTGAAGATCAGGTTGGTGATTTATTCAGAAGCGAAGGTCATTTAAAATTAAAAATGGCTCAAGAGTTATTCGTATCTACACTTTCTTCTGACCAAAAATCTCGTATTGACGCTTTAAAATTGTAATACAAAATGGCTAAACTAAATAAAAGTAAAATGGCTTGTAATAAGCCAAGAAGAACTCCTAGTCACAAGACTAAATCACACGTGGTTAAAGCTTGCTCTGGTGGTATTCAGAAAATTATAAGGTTTGGTCAGCAAGGTGTTACAACAGCAGGTAAACCTAAAAAAGGTGAATCAGCTAAACAAAAAGCAAGACGTAAAAGCTTTAAGGCTAGACATAGAAAGAACATAGCAAAAGGTAAGCTAAGTGCAGCTTACTGGGCTAATAAAGTTAAGTGGTAATGAGTAATAAAAAAAAGTTTAAAGATACGACCGTAGGCAAGTTATTGCTAGGAGCAGCAGGTATGATTAACCCAACGCTTGGGCAAGTTTTACAAGGTGTTACAACACCTAAAGAAGCTATAGCAGAAATAACTAAAGCAGATGTAAGTACTGAAGACAAAATTAAATTACAGCAATTAATATACGAGCAACAAAATAAAGAAATAGAAGCTATAACAACGCGTTGGCAAGCAGATAGTATGTCTGACTCGTGGCTTTCTAAAAATGTACGCCCACTAGTTTTAGTATGGTGTATATGTATATTTTCTTTAGCAGGTATATTAGATTCAGTTGATACTATACCTTTTAACATAGGTGTTACGTGGAACGATACATTTGAAAAAGTAATGATGGCTGTTGTGCTAGCTTATTTTGGCGGACGCACAACAGAAAAAGCTACAAGCTTATTTAAAGGTAAATAAACCTTATTATAAGTGATTAGTATATAGTAAATTAAATAATAATTAAATCAAATTAAAATGAGTAAAAAAATTGAAGAAAAAGAGCTAGAACAGTTAAAAGCTCAAGAGTCTGTTAAGTTAAGATTAATATCTGATATAGGCGCTGTCGAAGCACAAAAGCACGAGTTGCTTCACGCTTTTGCAGAAGTAGTAGGTAAGTCAAAAGAGTTAAATGCTACGCTTGAAGAAAAATATGGTAAAATAACTGTAAATCTTGAAGACGGATCTTACGAAGAAATCGTAGAAGAAGAAGTTGAAGAAGATGGCGAAGCTAATTAGAAAAATAAGTATAGGTACAGATTATAAAAATGAAGCAATGCATTACTCCGTAGGTCAACAAGTCTACGGAGGTCATTGTATCTGTGATATATTACATGATCAAAAAGACGGGTCATATAATATATATATAGAAAAAAACAATGAAATAATACCTTGGAAAAAATTTAATTCCAATATGGCTGTTTCAATAGAATATAATTTAGAGTATTAATGCAAAGTTTATACAATTTTATTATAGAACCTGAAAATAATAGGTATAATAATGAAATAGACATTGACGGTAAAAAGCTTATTATTAACACAACGATGGACGATTATAAGTTTGTTAATAGAGTTGGTATAGTTAAGTCAATACCTTTAGTTGGTAAAACAAATATAAAAGTTGGTGACAAAGTAATAGTACACCATAATGTTTTTAGAAGATTTTACGACATAAAAGGTAGAGAAAAAAATAGTAGTTCGTATTTTAAAGAAGATATGTACTTTTGTTATTTTGATCAAATATTTTTATACATGCAAAATAACCAGTGGAAAGCTCCTTTAAATTACTGTTTTGTTAAACCTATACTTAATAACAAAAAAGACATTATAACGGCTGAAAAAGAAAGAAAGCATATTGGTATATTAAAATATGGTAATAAGTCGTTAGAGGCGTTAGGAATAAACGAAGGAGACTTAATAGGTTTTAACCTTAATAGCGAGTATGAGTTTGTTATAGATAATAATAGATTATACCGCATGCAGTCTAAAGCTATTACAATTAAATATGAATACAAAGGAGACGAAGTTGAATATAATCCAAGCTGGGCAGAAGGCTGTGGAAGAACTTATTAAAGTTGCTAAGGAACCTATAGTTGATTCAGATGATGATATATCTGCTGATCGTTTAAAAAATGCAGCAGCAACAAAAAAGCTAGCTATATTCGATGCTTTTGAAATACTTACTCGAATACAAGAAGAGGAAGATATGTTAAATGATAAACCTAAAGAAGTTAAAGAAACTAGAACTTTTAAAGGTTTTGCTGAAGGTAGATCAAAATGAGTTACGAACAAACTCTAGTAAAAATACTAAAAGACTACATAAAGCCTAAAACATTAAATAAAAACAATAGGTATAAGAAGTGGGATTATGGGTATAACGAAGACTATGATATGGTTGTTATATCCAAAACAGGTGAAATAGATCAAATAATTGAAATACAAAACCTTAAAATAGCTTTACCAAAACCTGTTGAAATTAAAAAATTTAATTCAAATACTTGGGAATATACAGAATACCCTAAAGTATTAAAAAGAATAAAATCAGTATTTGATTGGGAGCAATATCCTACAGAATTTAAAGAACAGTGGTATGATTACATCGATAATGAGTTTACCCGCAGGGAGGAAGGTTTTTGGTTTTATAACAAAGACGTTCCTACTTATGTTACTGGTACTCATTACATGTACTTGCAGTGGAGTAAAATCGACGTGGGAGCACCAGACTTTCGCGAGTCAAACAGATTATTCTATATATTTTGGGAGGCATGCAAGGCAGATTATAGATCCTACGGGATGTGTTATCTTAAGAACAGACGTTCTGGGTTTTCCTTTATGGCGTCAGGGGAGTGCGTTAATATGGCAACCATATCAAGTGATTCGAGGTTCGGAATATTATCAAAGTCCGGTCCAGATGCAAAGAAGATGTTTACGGATAAGGTTGTACCCATATCGGTTAACTACCCTTTCTTTTTCAAACCAATTCAGGACGGAATGGACCGTCCAAAGACAGAACTCGCGTATAGAGTACCAGCGAGTAAGTTCACCCGTAAGAAACTTGAGACAAACGAGAAGTTACAGGAACTCGACGGGCTTGACACAACGATCGATTGGAAAAACACAGGCGACAACTCGTACGACGGTGAGAAACTTAAACTCCTCGTCCACGATGAGAGCGGCAAGTGGGAAAAGCCGAACAACATCCTTAACAACTGGAGGGTTACGAAAACGACGTTAAGATTAGGTAGTAAGATTATAGGTAAATGTATGATGGGTTCAACAAGCAACTCATTAGAAAAAGGTGGTGATAACTTTAAAAAACTGTACTATGACTCAGACGTTACAAAAAGAAATCGCAATGGACAGACTGCTTCAGGATTATATTCTTTGTTCATACCTATGGAATGGAACTACGAGGGATATATTGATATGTATGGAGCACCTGTCTTCGAAACTCCAAACCAACCGGTACTCGATGCAGCTGGGGATAAAATAAGACAAGGTGTAATTGATTATTGGCAAAACGAAGTAGAAGGTTTAAAAGATGATCAAGACAGTTTAAATGAATTTTACAGACAGTTTCCAAGAACTGAAAGCCACGCTTTTAGAGACGAAGCTAAACAGTCTTTGTTTAATCTAACTAGAATATACGAACAGATAGATTATAACGACGATTTAATAAATTCAACATTAGTAACAACAGGTTCATTTCAATGGAAAAACGGTATTAAAGATACTTCTGTAGAATTTATGCCAAATAAAAATGGAAGATTTAAAATATCTTGGGTGCCAATAGTTGAAATGCAAAACCGTATGCGTTTAAAAAACGGTGTTAAATATCCTGCTAATGATCACATAGGAGCGTTTGGTTGTGATAGTTATGACATATCAGGTACTGTAGATGGTATAGGTTCAAATGGTGCATTACACGGGCTTACTAAGTTTTCAATGGAAGAAGCACCTTCTAATCAGTTTTTTTTAGAATATGTTGCTAGACCACAGACTGCTGAAATATTTTTTGAAGACGTACTTATGGCTTGTGTATTTTATGGCATGCCAATACTAGCAGAAAATAATAAACCTAGACTTTTATATCATTTTAAAAGAAGAGGTTATAGAGGTTACTCAATGAATAGACCAGATAAAATTTATAATAAATTATCTGTGACTGAAAAAGAAATAGGTGGTATACCTAACTCGTCTGTAGATATGAAACAGTCTCATGCTGCAGCTATAGAGTCTTATATAGAAAAGCATGTAGGACAAAACGAACAAGGCTATGGTAATATGTATTTTAATAGAACGTTAGAAGACTGGGCTAAGTTTGATATAAATAATAGAACAAAATTTGATGCTTCAATAAGTTCTGGACTTGCTATAATGGCTTGTAATAAAAATCTTTACGCGCCAACGCAACAGAGACAAGTTGTAAACATAAACCTTGGTATAAAAAGGTACGACAATAAAGGATCAAGATCAAAAATAATTTAAATAAATGGTTAACAAAGCTATAAAAAGTTCTTTTCCCAGCCAAGCGGTTAGTGATTTAGAAAAAATGACATCTGAGTATGGCGCTAAAGTTGGTAGAGCTATTGAGCATGAGTGGTTTAACAATAAAAACGACTATAATGACAAGAACGGATCTGGTAGATACGGTTCGTCTAGAGGAGCTTTTAATTCTTTAAGGCTATATGCTAGAGGTGAGCAGTCAGTTAGAAAGTATAAAGATGAGTTATCTATTAATGGTGATTTGTCTTATTTAAATTTAGACTGGAAGCCTGTGCCTATCATACCTAAGTTTGTAGATATAGTTGTTAATGGCATGGCAGATAGATCTTACGATGTAAAAGCATATTCACAAGATCCAGCTTCTATACAAGAGCGCACTGATTATGTTACTAAAATAGCAGAAGATATGCAAGCTAAGACCTTTAATGATGCTGTTGCTGCTCAACTTGGTATGGACATATATCAAACAGATCAGTCTAAATTACCAGAATCAAGTCAAGAGCTTGAGCTTCATATGCAGTTAGATTATAAGCAAGCTGTTGAAATAGCAGAAGAAGAAGCTATTAATAGTATTTTTGATAAAAATAAATATGAGTATATAGCCAAAAGAATAAATAATGATTTAGTTGTTTTAGGTATTGGTGCTGCTAAAAGTTCTTTCAATAAAGCAGAAGGTATTAAAGTAGAATATGTAGATCCTGCTGATTTAGTTTATTCTAATACTGATTCACCTTATTTTGATGATATTTATTACGTAGGTGAAGTAAAAGAAATATATTTAAACGAGCTCAAAAAAGAGTTTCCTGAGCTAACAGATGATCAGTTAAAAGAATATGGTGGTTATAAAGGTTATAATAATATAGCTTATAAACATAATTCAAAAGCTGAAGAAGAAAATAGTGTATCAGTATTATATTTTGAATATAAAACATACGCTAATCAGGTTCATAAAATAAAAAATACAGCTACTGGTGGTAAAAAAGCTATAGAAAAAGACGATACATTTAATCCACCTAAAGCAGAAGATTTTGAAAAAGTAGATAGAGCTATTGAAGTTATATATGAAGGTGTAAAAGTTATTGGTAGTAAAGATGTTTTAAAATGGGAGTTGAAGAAAAATATGATGCGACCAAAAGCAGATACTACAAAAGCTCAAATGAGTTACGCTATATGTGCACCACGTATGTATGAAGGTCGTATTGAAAGTTTAGTTAGTCGTATGACTAGCTTTGCTGATATGATACAAATAACTCATTTAAAGCTACAACAAGTATTATCACGCATGGTACCAGATGGTGTTTATTTAGACGCTGATGGTTTAGCTGAAGTTGATCTTGGTAATGGAACAAACTATAATCCACAAGAAGCTTTAAATATGTATTTCCAAACAGGTAGTGTTATTGGTAGATCAATGACACAAGATGGTGATATGAACAGAGGTTCACTTCCTATAAGAGAAATAAATACAAGTGGTGGTAATAATAAAATAGCGTCTTTAATAAATACATATAATTATTACTTACAAATGATGCGTGATGTTACTGGTTTAAATGAAGCTAGAGATGGTAGCATGCCAGATAAAGACGCATTAGTAGGTATACAAAAAATTGCTGCTGCTAATTCTAATACAGCAACAAGACACATATTGCAGTCAAGCTTGTATATAACCCTAACGATGGCAGAGTGTATTGCAATGCGTGTGTCTGATGTAATAGAATATTCACCAACTAAAGAGTCTTTTATAAAAACTTTAGGTAAGTTTAATGTTTCTACTTTAAAAGAAATGGCTGAACTACACCTTCACGACTTTGGTATATTTATAGAATTAGCTCCTGATGAAGAAGAAAAAGCAATGCTTGAAAACAATATACAAGTAGCTTTAAAATCTAATCAGATAAACCTTGAAGATGCTATTGATATCAGAGAAGTTAGAAATTTAAAACTAGCTAATCAATTACTTAAAATAAGACGTAAGAAAAAACAAGAGCTAGATCAACAGCAAGCACAGGCTAATATACAAATGCAAAGCCAAGCTAATGCACAAGCTGCTCAAGCTGCTGCTGCTGCTGATATGCAAAAGCAACAAGCACTTACTGAGTCAAAAGCTCAGCTAGAACAAATAAAATCTCAGCTTGAAATAGCTAAACTAGAAAGAGAAGCTGCAATTAAAAAAGAATTAATGCAATATGAGTTTGAAATAAATAAACAATTACAAGAAGCTCAACTAGCTGTTGTAAAAGAAAAAGATAAGTTCAAAGAAGATCGTAAAGACGAAAGAACTAAAATACAAGCTACACAGCAAAGTGAACTTATAGATCAAAGAAAAACAAACGCACCGCCTAAAAACTTTGAGTCCTCAGGTATGGACACATTAGGTGGATTTGGACTTGAACAGTTTGAGCCGCGTTGAAAATAAAAAAACAATTATATAATATTTTATCATGTCAGAACAAACACAACCGATCGAAGAGATCAAAGATGAAGTTGTAGATCAAGTTGAAACTACAACTGAAGAGCCTAAAAAAGAAGAAATTATTTATAAAGAAAAAACAGAAGACGGTAATTTTAAAGTTGATTTAGGTAAACTTAAAAAATTTCAAGAACAACAAAACACAGAAACAGATGCCGAAGAAGAGGTGCAAGTGCAAGCACAAGATGAAAAGCCGCAAGAGTCAGTCGTTGAAGAACAGACTGAAGAAGCGGTCATACAAGAAATAACAGAAGAAGAATCTGTTGTTAAGCAAGCTGCTGTAGAACAACCTGTTGTAGAAGAAAAACAACCAGTACAAGAACAAAGACAATTACCAGAAAACATTGAAAGTTTGGTAAAGTTTATGGAAGATACTGGCGGTAGTATAGAAGACTATGCAAGATTAAATGCAGACTATACAAACGTAGACAATAATACATTATTAAAAGAATATTACAAGTCAACTAAATCTCATCTTGATAATGAAGAGATTAACTTTTTAATTGAAGACAGTTTTTCATATGATGAAGAGCTAGATGAACAAAGAGATATTAGAAAGAAAAAGTTGGCATTGAAAGAAGAAGTTGCGAAAGCTAAGAAGTTTCTTACTGGAATGAAAGACGAATACTACAAAGAAGTCAAGTTGAGTTCTAAGTTGTCTAAAGACCAGCAAGATGCTATTAACTTTTATAACGAATACAACCAAAAACAAACCACTACCAATGAAATCCAAGAGAAGCAGTATAAGCAGTTTCAACAAAGTACCAATAATGTTTTTAACGAAAACTTCAAAGGTTTTGATTTTAGAGTTGGAGACAAAAAATATAGGTACAATGTAAAAGATGCAAATGCTGTTAAGGATTACCAGAGTGACATATCTAATTTCGTTAAGGAGTTCTTAGATGAAAATAATATGATGAAAGATGCTGCTGGTTATCATAAAGCTTTATATGCTGGTAAAAATATTGATAAAATAGTTCAACATTTTTATGAGCAAGGTAAGGCTGACGCTATAAAAAATACCGCTATAAAGTCAAAAAATATTGACATGGGTGCTAGAACTATTAAACCAGTTGTAGATACAGGCGGTATGAAAGTTAAAGTGTTAGGTGGTGAGAATAGTTCAAGGTTAAAATTTAAAATTAGAAAAAAATAAAAACTTAAAAAATTAAAAAAAATGGGATTTAACACATCTTTAGGATTAGGTGGAGGTTTTTCATTAACTCCTTCTCCAAGCCCAACTGTTAGCGATAACAACTACTTAGATCTAGCTAATACAGCTGGACAAGGATGGGCACAACAATATCTTCCAGAGTTATACGAACAAGAAGTAGAGCGCTACGGAAATCGTACAATCGGAGGATTTTTACAAATGGTAGGCGCTGAAATGCCTATGCAGTCTGATCAAGTAGTTTGGTCTGAGCAAAACCGTTTACACATTGCTTACAAGAGTACTGGTGCTGTAGACGGAACTGGAAGTATTCAATTAATTGGAACTTCTGGAACTTGCTCTATTGGTACAGCTTTAACTAACTCTTTAAGAGTAGGTAACACTGTTATCATTACTGATACTGCTACTGGACTTAAAACTCTTAAGTGCTACGTTGCAACAACAAGTGGAACTGCAACAGGTGGAAACAATGACAACTTTAAAGTTCTTCCTTACACTCAAACAGATTTATCAGGTGGTGATGGAACAGGTGTAGTATTTTCTGACAACGAGCAAATCAATGTATTTGTTTATGGTTCTGAATTTGCAAAAGGAACTGCTTCTATGGCAGGTGAGCTTAAACCACAGTTTACTAAATTTGACAACAGACCAATTATTATTAAAGATCACTTTAAAATTTCTGGTTCTGATACTGCTCAAATTGGCTGGGTTGAAACAACTGACGAAGCTGGACAAGTAGGATTTTCTTGGTATTTAAAATCAGCTGGCGAAACTCGTTTACGCTTTGAAGATTACTTAGAAACTTCTATGATTGAATCAGTAAAAGGTGTTCCTGGAGCATCTACTGTTGATGGTCAAATCGGAGATGCTACTGACAGTTTTGGTACTGAAGGTTTATTTGCTGCTGTTGAAAGTAGAGGTAATGTATTTGAAGATTTAGCTTCTCTTGGAGATTTTGACTTATTGTTAAAAAATCTTGACAAGCAAGGTGCTATTGAAGAAAATATGTTATATATCAATCGTTCATTAGCTCTTACTCTTGACGATATGGTAGCTGGATTAAATGCTAACTATCAAGGTGGTGCTTCTTTTGGAGTATTTAACAATGACGCTGACATGGCATTAAACTTAGGTTTTTCTGCTTTCAGAAGAGGATCTTATGATTTCTACAAGTCTGACTGGAAATACTTAAACGATGCTGCTGCTCGTGGTGGTTTTGGAGATGTATCTGGAATTTTAATTCCTGCTGGAACTTCAACTGTTTACGATCAGTCTTTAGGTAAAAACATGACTCGTCCTTTCTTACACGTACGATACAGAGCTTCAGAAACTGATGACAGAAGACTTAAGTCTTGGGTAACTGGTTCTGTAGGATCTGCTAGTTATATAGGAGATGACTTTATGGAAGTACACTATTTGTCTGAAAGATGTTTAGTAGTTCAAGGAGCTAATAACTTCGTGATGTTAAAAGAATCATAATATTAACCTTTAAAAACTAAACAAAATG